AGCGTTTGCCCATCGCGAATTTCAATGGGGACGGGTGTGGTGTGCTTTTCGGTGGCTGTGCCTGTAGCGGTCGTGACGGTGGCACCGCCAAGGTAGACGGTGGTGTTGCCGATGATGTGGATGTATACGGTGCGGGTGCCTAGACCGGCTGCGGCGAGCAGGGTGGGTGTGGTGCCGACTGTGACGGAGGCGCTGATCATGTTGGGGTGTCCTTAGTGTTTCGACCCATGGGGTCTTGTGGGTTTGCCCATCGCATGATGGGTGGGATGGCTGCGGCCCATAGGGCGTGGCTGGTGGCTTTCCAATCGTTTGTGGCGACCCAGACGGGTAGTGCAGCTGCGATGAGGGCGCGAGCGTAGGAGGTTGCTGCGGCTTGGAGTTTTGGGTTGAGTGTCATTTGTGGCCTTTCAGGTGGTCGCGGAATAGGTCGGCTAGGTAGTCGAGTTTTTTGGAGTTTTCGCCGTGGTCGCGGTTGTTTTGTCGGCGCATTACTTCGAGTAGGCCGACGACGACGGAGAAGCCGCCACCGATTAGGGCGATGAGGACGGGTTCACTCATTGTCGGGTTCTTTTGGTTCGGGTGTCCAGCCTGAGTCGATTAGGGCTTGGTATTCCTCATCTGTCATTTCACGGACTTCGTCATCGATTTGGATTAGTGGTTTGCTCATTGTTAGTTCCTGTATCCGTAAACGCGGATGGTTCCGCCTGTCATGTTTCCCGCTCCACAAGTAAGGGTAAAAGCCGTATATGAAGTCGTGTCGTTTGTTTGCATTTGTGAAACTCCGGTGTCGTTCGAACTTGACCAATGACCGGTAGAAAAAGTGTTTGTACTCAAAAATGGTGAAATGAGTTCAACGTTTAAAAATTGTCCACTAGGAGAGATATTGCCCGCATAAATCATGCCTGTTGCAGTAGTCGAACCGATAGCCTGAATGTTGGTTGTCCAAGAACTGTAAATTAGGTTGCTTCGGTAATTACTCGTTTTAGACCCCAAAGTTAAAATCAGGTTTGCATTTGTTGAAGCACTACCGCCATCTATAAGAATTTTATAGTTGTTATAAGTGGCTGAAAACGCCCCACTAACGGTCACGCTGGTGACCCCTGTGCCGATTGTTTGTGTTTTGACTAGCCACAGCCCGACAGCGTTCATATCCGCCGCCGTCAAAACCTCACCACTAGCAAAAGATGGAAAACTCATACCTAATAACCTAACTTGTTGAAATCGAGCCTGCCGTAATTCGTATTATTCAAAATCAAATACGAATTCAGATCAGCACCCGACAAATGGAATGTAAACGAGGATTCGCTCGGTGTAGCCGACATCGTGACACCCTCCACCACACATTGGTAGGTAGTGCCACGAAACGCCACAGAAACCTGACGGCCAACCGTCTTACCGAACTCGCTGTTTGCACCCATTTTGTCTAACTGAAAACTGCTTTGGGCGTCACCCGAACAAGTCACCGAACTAATCGCAAGCGCAGCTGTGCCGTAGTTCGCTAGCAGATAATTGGCGTAGTCGGTTGCTTGCGCGGTGCTAGCGCTCAACGTGTTTGTCTGGTAGGTGCGGTACGGCAACGAAGCGCCAACCTGCGTCACGGTGGCCGCCCCAAAACTTTCAGGGGTGACCGTTACCTGTGTGTAAAAGTTGTCGGCAAGGCTGTCAAAGTTAATTTGGTTGTACACCTGATTCGTGGCGTTGTTGGCGGTGTCCGAAAAGTTGATGGTGCTAACCGAGTTGTAAAACGGGGAAATCACAGTAGATCCGTTGTAGGCGATACCGTCCCACAAACGGCTGTTAGTCGATTGGCAAGCGCGGTTTACCCAATCACCCCACGAGCCGTTTACAGTCGTAGACGCCAACGGTGTAGCGGTGCTTAACGGCAAATAACCAAAGTTCAACCCCGTCTGGGTGTTGGCTAGCGAAAACTGCCCAACAATCGTGTCCGCAGGCATCACATATCCGTTGCCTTGCATACGGCCAACCGCAGCAAAAGCCCCCTCACAAGACACCCGCAGAAAATCAAGGTTGCCGACACCAGCCGCATACGGCATCCCGTAAACAGCCGTCACATCGTTTATTTCGCCGTACCAAATCGGGTAAGACGTAGCCGTTGAATTAGAAATACGGATGAATGTGCCGGTCACCATCTGGGCAATCGGTGTTGCGAAACCTGTGGGGTAGCGCATCTCAAACGACGCAGTCGAGGCGTTTACCTGATCTAACTGTGCGCGTTTACCAATGTTGATGTTTACAGTCTGAACATTGGTGAGGTTTGTCCAGCTGGTGCCATTGGTGGAGTAGGCAACGGTGTACGACTGCAGCGCCATTAGAAGATGTTGCTCACTCGAATCGGCACAGAACCGTTTTGACGCATATAGGTACGCAACGCCGAAACGACCGCATTAGGGTCGCCACCGTTTACATGGATGGTGACGTTATTGCCGCCACCGCCGGTCATTTGGTCTAGGCGTGATAGCGGGATGACGGCTTCGGATTCGCCACCTTCGCCGATCATGGCAAGCGTTGGGCCTGTGACAATGCCACCGTTAGCCAGCATCGGAATGTTCGGTACTTCAAAGCCTTTGCCACCGACACCGGGAACCCAGCCGGGAATCTTGAATGACAGTTTGCCGAATGTGTTGTTCCACGCGGCTGCGATGCCGTTAAAGATTGTTTTAACGACTGTAAACATTAGTTGGAACGCTGGGATTGTGACGTTGTTGATGTAGAACTTGATAGCGCCGAACAAAGCATCGACAACTTTGCGGAAACCTTCAAACTTGAAATACGCCGCTGTTATCGCCGCGCCGACAGCCGCAATACCGATAGCGATCAGGGTGATGGGGTTAGCTGCTAGAGCAAAGTTGAGCGCAATAATGGCGGCCGTGATGCCTGCGATAGCGCCAGCGATACCCAGAAACACTTTGGGGTTTTCTGACGCCCATGTAGCGAACTTGGTGAGGTACGGCAAAATCGCCTCAATAGCAGGCAACAACGCCGCGCCCACCGACTCTTTAGTTTCATCCAGCGCCAACTTCATACGCTTAAACTGACCCGCAGCCGTGTTCGCAGCGTCCGTGGCGGCACCACCCGTGGTCTTGCCCAACTTGGCCATGACCTCCTCAAACGATGCGCCGTCCTTGATCAGTTGGCGATACTCAGGCGCTAAACGACCAAGGGCGGTCATGTTGCCCCCGTACGCCTTCTCCAAAGCGCTCACAACGCTTTCTAACGGCTTTCCCGTGGCTGCGGCTATGTCCATAGCCTGAGTGGCTAATTCCTGCGCCTTAGCGACAGAACCCGTAGCCCTCGACAACTTCGCCAACGCAGGACGCAACTGATCATCAGCAACACCCAACAACTGACCCTGCGTAGAAATCCAATCCTCTGTGGCGGCAATCTGGGCATCAGTAGCGCCCGTGGTCTTACGCAAATTATTTGCTAGCAGATCCTGTGCTGCTGCGTCCTCGATAGCGCCTTTCGTGGCGTCAAACAATGCTGCACCGACACCAGCCAACGCCGCTGCCGCTGGGATGGCCGCTTTCTTAATAGCGAACTGTGCCTTCTGGCCTGCGGTTTCAAGCTGGGCGAACTCTTTGCGGGCTTTGGCAATGCCGTCACCAGCAAACTCGGCAATGATGGGAATACTGATAGCCATTAGCGCAACTCCTTGTTTACACGGTCAATTACCGCTAACACGGCTTTCTCCATCTCTTTGGTGACTTCGCCTTGACGTTTGTAAAGCGATGGGCCAAGGATGCGGGTACGACCCGGCGACAACTGCCCTAGCGAGTTACCGAGGCTGTTGGCGTTAGCACGACCAGCACCTTCGAACACTGCAGCTGCCACGTCACGTTGCTCTAACAGAATGACGCCTGTTTTACGGCGGTCACCTTCGACACGGACTTTTAATCCGCGTACGGCTTTGTTTACGCTGAACGGGAAAATCTTGCGACCGTTGTTTGTCCAATTGCGGTTCATGCCAGACAACGGGACACCCAGCGCCTGATAACGCGACGCTGCTTCATCGATGGCTGGTT